CGAACTTCTTTCAAAACGCGACGGGCTGTCTGCTGATATTCCTGAGCGTTACGCACAAGACGCTCAGTCTCTGCCTCAACCTCAGACGCCGTCTTCGGAAGTGAAGTAGCGTCTTTCTGGTCGCGTACCGGCGCTGCACGCACGCTAAGCTCGCGGTCTTTAGTCATCTTGTCGAGGTAGATCGCCGCCGTGACTTCCGAGACGGCGTCATCTAATTCGTCGCACTTCTGGTTGACGAGTTCCTGAAGTTCGTTTGCGCGGTCAACGATGAGACGCGCGGTTTCACGGGGTGTGAGTGTGATTGTCATGTTGCCTCCTGGTGGTTTTGTTTAGATGAGTTTGAATTACTCATCGGCATACCCGAAATTAAACCACAGCACTAACCTGCTGTCAACTATAAAAGATGACTTCAGGGTATTCTGGTTAGGTGACCGGTTTTTGATAGGAGTCAAAAAGGCAACAAAAAAGCCCGCAGTGCGCGGGCTTGAGATTTGATGAACAATGGAATTTTATTAGAGCGAGTGCGTGTTACAGCAGCCGACACACCGTCCAACTATCACGATGTTGGACGTGTCCTTCACTACCATCTTTTCATATTTTGGATTATCCGACAAAAAATATACTGATCCGTCAGGGTTCATCTGTATCCGATATATGAATGCCGAACCCTGATACGTCATGGCGTATATGCCGTTGGCGGTGAAAGTGTTTTGCGAGATGTCAACGACGACTGATCCGCCTTGGAGAATTTCTGGCTCCATGTTGTCCGATGGCGCAGAGAATAGCTTTAGCGCACTGGGCTTGGATGTGGAAAGAGCTTGTTCGTACAGCCAATCTTCTTTGCACTCCATCAGCCTGATTTTGCTCAATTCCTGAATGCGCATCAGGTTGTACTCTTTCCGCGCCTCAAGCGCTGTAATGCGCACGTACCCCGTAGCTTCAGGCGTTTCCATTGCAACTACAAAATTTGGCGCTTCCTTATCCAGGCTTTGCAGGGGAAGCCCCAGTTTAGGTTCTATGTCACGAGCGATCTTTGAGCCAAAGGACTTGGTGCCGTTGAGCATACTGCTTATTTGTTGGACGCTCTTTTGAGTCTTCCTGGCAACAGCAGCGGCTCCACCTAACTCATCGGCGATACGTCGCAGATTAACCCGGCGACGAGCTGTCAGTTCATCATCAACCATTATTTGTCCTCCTCTTAGTCCGGCTAGGTCAAATTATGGGTTAGATTGTCGCACAAAGTCTAGGAAAGTTTTGCGCCGTATTGGTTGACTTTTGGGGAATGCATGGGGTAGTATTCCAGTACCCATAATTGAACTAAAACGGAGTAGCTCTCATGCTTCCCTCTGCATCGCAGTATTTCCGCTCCCTTGCGTCGGTCGAGAAAAAGGCCATTTGCAAAAAGTGCGGGATCAAACTCAACTACTTTTACAACATCGTCAACCACCCGGAACGTCGTGTGTCCGTCACGCTTGCTTGCAAACTCGAAGAGGCAACGCGCCGGCAGGTTTCCCGTCGGGCGATTCTTCCTCAGATCGATTGGGAACTCATTGAAAGCACGGGCAAGTAGCCGGGAGGCTCGCCATGAACTATGTGCAGCTTCACTTAGGCGACTGGATCGCCGGGACGCTTGACCTGACGCCAACAGAACGAGGCGTCTATATGGATTTGCTCGTCAGATACTACAAAGAAGAGCGTCCGCTTATGCAAGACGAATGCAAACGCATTGCACGTGGATATGCACCTGCAGAGCAAGAGGCTATGCACTACGTATTGCAAAGGTTCTTCACTTTGGAAAATGGCGAGTATCGGCAGTCGCGTTGCGATGAGGAAATCGAAAAAGCCCAGACGGTTTCCAACAAAAGAAAGCGTGCGGCGGCGTCAAGGTGGGCAAAAAAGCCTGAAATCGATGCAAGTGCATATCCAAATGCAGAGCAAACGCAATGCGAATGCAATGCAAATGGAATGCTAACCAATAACCAACAACCAATAACCAATATAAATAAGGTAGGGGGCGCTTTTAGCGAAAAAGTCGCTGACGCTCCCGAACCTCCTCCTTCGGATTTTTGTGACGAGATTCCCGAGGAACTGTTCCCGGAGGACTGGGGCGCTCTTGAGCCTTTGCCTCCGCCGGAGACGAAACCGGCGAAAAAGGAAAAGCGCGGAACACGGCTTGACCTGAAGGAGCTCCCGGAGCCTTGGGAGCGGTGGGCGGAAGAAAAAGCCCCTGATCTTGATCCGAAGGCAGCCTTCGAGGAATTCCGGAACTACTGGATCGCGGTGCCCGGTGCCAAAGGCGTGAAGCTCGATTGGTTTGCCACGTTCCGCAACTCTGTGCTCTCAATGCCGGACTGGAAGCGCAAGACCTTCCGAAAGAAAACCGAGGCCGACAAGGTGAAGCCGGCTTCCTTTGAAGAAATCCAAGCGATTATCCGGGGCGAAAAGCAGCTCCGAAAGGACGAAAACGATGGACAAGCTTGACTTCAACCGCTACGTCAGGGAGCTGCTGTCGGGTGTCATTGCTGTCACCGGCGGCAAGAACGTCACCGAGACCGGCTGGGACATCTGGCAGAACGCCCTGTGCGACATCGACTGCCAGACGGCCGTGCGCGTGATCAACGACTGGCCGATCAACCACAAGGCGGCACCGACCCCTTACGACATCGTGAAGCTCTGCAGGGAGCTTGACGAACGCCGGGCGCAGCGCGCGGAAATGGCAGCCAACACCGAGACCGAACGCCGCGGGAGTATGCGCAGGGCCGTTCAGGGCACAGGCATTCCCATTCCGCGGTGGTGCCTCGACTACCTGCGCTGGCAGCGTGCCAAGCCCTTGAGTCCCATTCTCCACGTCTTTCGGCTCCGCTTCATGCACGAGCACCCGGAGCTCGGCCGTCCGCTTCATACGGCCCAGGTGGCCTACCTCGAACGCTTCGGCAAGAGCCGCGGCGACTGGAAGGCCGACGACATGACGTACCTCACACAGATTTACCTGCATGGGCTCGGCCTGGATTCGCGCAAGATTTCCCGACCTGATCCGTATGCCATGGGCACGCCTGATGAGGCTCAGCTTATTGCGGCCGGAATGCTCGGAAAGACCGAGGAAGAGATCAACCAGGAAATCGTTTTTCATCCGGAGGCGGCATGAGCACCGAAACTTTTCTTGATCCTAACGCGAGTCTGATTTCGTGCGACGTCTTTGTCAGAGAAAAAGTACTCGGGCCGGAAGACGTGGTGTACGACTCTTGGCACGTCGTTATCAGCATTCCGGCGCACGTGCAGTGGACGCCTTGCGTCTGGGTGGGGCTCGATGAGGGCGAACGCAGACTGTGGCCGGTTCCGGCGGCCTGGCGCATGACAGCAAAGGACTGCGAAAAGGTCGCTGTGGAATTTATCGAAAAACTCAAAAAGGAGGGATTGGCATGAGCAACCCGAAGCACGTGCAGTTGAAGCCTGAGGACGCCGCCAAGATCGTGGAAGTTCTCGCGGATGTTGAAACAACTGCGCCGCGATATTTCAAAAAACATGGTTTGTCTTTGCAGTTGATGCGGCTGAAGAGAGAAGTCCGCCGCGTTCACGCTCAGTACGAAAGGGAGGATGAGGAATGAAAACGCCTACCGGGGTCTCCCGTGCTGTTGCAGAGAAGCTGACTCGCGCTTACAAGGTCGGCCACGACGTAGGCCTGAAGGGCTCAGCGCCGTCAGTCGAGGCTGCACAGTTCAAGACGAAATTAGAGCAGCGGTATTTCTGGCTGGGCGTCTGCGACGCTCAGGTCGAAAAGAACCACAGGGAGGATGAGAGCGAATGACAGAGATCGTCGTGAAACTTTCCTGGCCCCCGCAACAGTTGAAGCCCAATTGGCGGGGACACTGGGCGGCAAAAGCCCTGGCGGTCAAGCGGTACCGAAGCGACGCGGCCTACCTTACCCGATGTACGACGCCGCTCACCTTCGATGGTTACGCCGGCAAGGTCGACATTCAGTGCGAGTTTTGCACGCCCGACCGCCGGGCTCGCGATGAAGACAACCTTGTCGCAACCATGAAGGCCGGCTTCGACGGTATCGCCGACCGCCTGGGCATCAACGACAGGAAATTCCACCATCTCGAGCACCAATATCGGTTCTCGGGGCGTCAGCGTTATGGGTATGTGCTTGTGCATGTTTTCATCAAGGAGGCCTGACCATGGATGACGAGAACTTTCACACCTTGCTGCCCGAGTGGGCGCAACTCCTTCTCCGGAAAGCGGCATCCGTCCACAACACTCCGGAAGACACGCGCAAACGGGACAAGTGTATCGAGACCGTCTACCACGAATTGCGGCTCCGGATACCGGGTGCATTTGTCTCAGACCGAGACGGCCAAAATGTTGTATGTCGAAAGAAACGATAGAAACCAGCCCGTCGGCCAGTCACATCACTGGGCCCGGTGGACGGACGCCGAAGTTCGGTGGGTACTGCAACTGCATGAGGGCGGCATGAGTTACACCCGGATTTCGGAAAAGCTGGACATGCCGCGGTCTACGGTGGCTGCCATCTGCCGCGGCGAAATCCGGCCAAGGATTAACGAGTTGAGGCGAGCATGACTGAGAAGAAGGAGACGACGAAGAAAGCCAAAGCAGTGCCCGCCAAGAAGGGGAAGGTCGAGAATCTGAAACCGTTTCGAAGCGTGGACGAAGCGAGAGAAAAAGGGAAAAAAGGCGGGGTCGCTTCCGGGGTCTCCCGGCGGGAGAACAAGATCCTCACCGCGCTCCTCATGAAGAAGTTGGCCAAGAAACTTCCGGACGGCGGCACGGTGGGCGATGCCGTGGTGGATTCCATCATTGCCACGGCTATGGCGGGGGACGTCAAGGCCTTTGTCGCCATTGCTGACCGCGTTGAAGGTAAGCCAGTGCAGCAGGTCGACCTTTCCGGAGAACTGTCGGTGGCTGATCGTTTGTTGGCCGCCCGGGCGAGGATGCAGCAGAAAAATGATTGATGAGTTGAACCAAGAATTAGCGGATTTCATCGGGCAGTTCTACGCTGATCCCCTGGGGTATGTTCTTGCCGCCTACCCATGGGACTCGAATCCGTCCATCCAGTTGTGCACACTTCCGGAACCGTGGCGGTCCCGGTATCCCAACTGCCACTACGGCCCTGACGCTTGGAGTTGTCGGGTAATGGATGAGATCGGCCGCCAGGTGCGTGAGAATGCCTTCGACGGCCGGCACGCCGTGAAGCCCATTCGAGTCGCCGTCAGTAGCGGCCACGGTATCGGCAAGTCATGCCTGAGTTCCTGGCTGATTGACTGGATCATGAGCACCCGGCCCTATGCGAAGGGCACGGTGACTGCCACGACAAACGGGCAGCTGGCGACGCGTACGTGGGCCCAGATCAAGTCTTGGACAACCAAGGCCCTGACCTACGATTGGTTCGATGTGAAGGACGGTCGCGGCTCCATGGAACTGCGCAGCCGTGAAGCGCCCTCCGAATGGTTCGTGTCGGCTCAGTCCTGCCGCAAAGAGAACTCCGAAGCCTTCGCCGGCCAGCACGCCGCCAACTCGACGTCGTTCTATCTCTTTGACGAGGGTTCCGGTATCGACGACAAAATCTATGAGGTGGCAGAAGGCGGCCTCACGGACGGTGAGCCGATGTTCTTTGTCTTCGGCAACCCTACCCGAAACTCCGGCGCTTTCTACGATATCTTCCACAAGTACAGAGACCAGTGGACGTGTTTCAAGATCGACAGCCGCGAGGCCCAGATTACCAATAAGCCCGCTATACAGGCCTGGATCGACCTTTACGGCTATGACTCTGACTTTGTCCGCGTCCGTGTCCGGGGCGAGTTCCCGAACGCGTCCGACTGCCAGTTTATCCCGCAGAACATTGTAGAAGCCGCCATGGCCCGGCCGTCCATGGAGTTTCACCCGGGAGAGCACCCGATCTGCATAGTTGGCGTGGACTTGGCCGGCCCCGGTTCCGACGATACGGCAATCGCTACGCGCATTGGTCCGGAGGTTATCAAGATTGAGGCTTTCCACGAGACGAGCGTCACGGCGATGTGTACCCGCATCAAAGAGCACGTCAATTGGCTTTACGACACCTACGGCTTTGAAAAGGTCTACGTCTTCATGGACAGCGGCGGCATCGGCTACCCGTACGTCACCCTGCTTAAGGAGTCCAACTTTCCGGTGAACGGGGTGAACTTCGGACAAGGCGCCGATAGGCCGATGGTGTACCTCAACAAGCGTTCGGAGATGTGGGCCCGCATGAAGGAATGGCTGCAGGGGCCGATGGCTAAACTGCCTGATGACGATGACCTCAAGTATGACCTCGTAGCGCCGGAGTACTTCCACCAGATCACCGACAACCGCCTGGCGCTTGAGTCCAAGGAGGAGATGAAGAAACGCGGCCTGCATTCCCCCGACAAGGCCGACGCGCTGGCCCTTACGTTCGCTGAAATCGTCTACGAGCGTGCTCAGTCCGTGGGCCCGGATCAGGGGCGTGCCAGTTACTTCACCCGCGAGTCCCGCCGCAACTCTCTCTCCAACCGCCGCCGCTTCAATAGGTAGGGGGTGCAGTTGTTGACCTATTCCCCCGCCGATCATGCCGGCGAAGGAGGAGGGCATGACTATTTCTGTGCGGATGACGCCGGTCAAAGCATTGACCGACGACAAATTCAAGTCGTTGTTTGATCTGTATGCCGCCGAGTCCGGTATTGAGTCGTTCGGTAATTGGGCCGTGGCGTGGCAGAACTATGAAGCGCTGGAAAACACCGGTTGCTTTGTGGTGTACGTCGCCTACGACGATGACACGCCCGTGGGCATTGTCGGCTGCCTGATAACGCTTCATCTGCATTACCGCGTCCCGATGCTGGCAACGGACGGCTTTTTCGTTCTCCCGGAATACCGCGACAAAGGCGTCGGCAGCCGCTTGCTGGCGTCAGCCTACCGCCTGGCTAAGGCCAAACGCATTGAGCACGTTGAGATCAGCTGCCCGCCCGGCGGACACCTCGACCGCAGTCTGTCTGTCAAGCCCTACTTCACCTTGGTTTCCAAAATCTACGAAAGGAGCTTCAAATGGGGTTAGCAGCAGCCGCATGGGTCGCTGTGGCCGCACTCGCGGCCAGTACGGCGTCCAGTGCTTACAGCAGCGCGAAGGAGCGCAAAGCCCAGCGTGAGAACGCCCGTAAACAGGAGGCGGCCGCCAAGAAGCAGCTTGCAGCCGAGGACGAGGCGCAGAACCGCGCCAACCGAAAGCAGGCCGATATTGAAGGCTTGCTTGACGCCGGCGACACGTCCGGGGCAATGGGTAACTCGGCCACCCTGACAGGGGCCGGAGGGGCGCCGGTCAACAAGGACTTGCTCGGTAAGGGCGGGACGCTCGGGAGCTGAGCATGAAGGCAAAAGCATCAGAGCTGCGCCAACGGCTTGCTCAGATGAAAGCGACTCGAACGCCCATTGAGCCGCTTTATCGCAAGCTGCAGCGCTATATCCTGCCGGAAACAGGGCGGTTTGATGAAGTGCCCGGAGTTGAGTCCGAAGAGACCGGCTACGAATTCATCAACGACGCGACGGCCACGGATGCCATTGATGTCCTGGGGGCCGGCATGCTGGGCGGCATGACGTCGCCGGCGCGCCCTTGGTTCCGGCTTACAACGCGCTCTCCGGAATTGGATGAGAACACCAACGTCAAGCGCTGGCTCTCCGAACTGCAGACCGAAATGCAGATGGTCTTCGCGAAGTCCAACGTCTACCAAGCGCTCAACAATGCCTACCTGGAACTTGCCTGCTACGGCACGGCCTGCCTGGTGGCGTTGCCGTCCGACCGCAGGGTCATCCATTTGCATGAGATGACCGCCGGCGAGTACTGGATCGAAGAGGACGCAGAACAGCGGGTGAACACCGTCTATCGACAGATTGTCATGACATCCGCCCAGATGGTGGAAGTCTTCGGGGAATCTGCCGTGAGCGACGGCGTTCGCCGGGAGGCCAAGAACCCCGCTCAATGCTTCAAGACTCATACGGTCATCCACGCCATTGAGCCGCGGCCGGACTACGACCCGACGAAGAAGGACAAGTACTCCATGCCCTATCGCGGGGTCTACTTCGAAGAGACGGCCGGCCGATACACCGATGAGATTGGATCGGACGAACTCCCGAACGCTCAGGATCGAGTGCTTCGAGAGGAGGGCTTTAAGACGTTCCCGTGCCTTGTCCCGCGCTGGGCCATCAGCAAGCGGTCCCCATACGGCCGCAGCCCCGGCATGAAGGCCCTGGGCGTTGTGATGGCGCTGCAGGAAGAAACAACCATCAAGGAGCGCGGCACGGACTATGCGGTGAACCCTCCGTTGCTCGTTCCGGAAGAGTATGAGAGCAAGCCGCTCGACTTCGGGCCCGGCGGCGTCAGCTACTGCAATCTCACGCAGGCGCAGCAGGTGAAGACTGCCTGGGATGTCAGGCTAGATCTAAACGCCGTTAAGGTGGACATTGACGACAAGCGTCAGAGCATCAACAACTACTTCTACAAGGATCTTTTCCTCATGCTGGCTCAGACGGCTCGCTACGGCCGCACGGCTTACGAAGTCGAAAAGCTCGACAAGGAAAAGATGCTGATTATGGGCCCGGTGCTCGAGCGCCTTCACCTCGAACTCCTCGACCCGCTGATCGCGACGACCCTGCAGTGCATGCAGCGCTTCGACCTGATCCCGCCGATGCCCGACGAGATTAAGAGCCTGGACAGCATTTTCGGGGAGCGAGAGTACACGCAGAACGCCGAAGAGAAGGGGCCGGGCGATTTCATCAACATTGAGTACGTGTCGATCCTGGCGCAGGCCCAGCGTGCCGCCGGCGTGGATGCTATGAGTACCTACGTTCAAAGCCTGGCCGGTGCCTCTCAGGTTTGGCCGAACGCTATCGACAACCTCGACGAGGACAAGTGGGCCCGCAAGTTGGCCGACCAGTTGGGGGTCGATCCGGAAATCATCCCGAGTCAGGAAGAGGTGGATCAGAAGCGCGAACAACGGGCCCAGCAACAGCAACAGGCCCAGCAGCTCGAATCCGCCAAGCAGCTCTCCGACATTGCCAAAAACATTCCGCAGGCGAGTTCTGCCGACGCCATGAAAGCCATGAGCGGATATGCCGGCATGTAGGGGGGTGCAGTTGTTGACGAAATCACAGAGGAAGATGCCGGCATGACGACGAATGACAAACGCGCAGAGGCCAAGAAGAAGCAGGAGCAGGCCGCCCAGCGGGAGAAAAACGACTGGGAATGGCTCACTTCTGACGAACGCGGACTGCGCATTCTTCACCGGGCTATGGGCTTTTGCGGCGTGTTCCGCAACGGCTTTAACCCCAATGCGTTGACGATGTCCTTCGGCGAAGGGCAGCGCAACGTCGGTTTGTATTTGTGGGATCGGCTCGCACGGTTCACCCCCGAGGTAGTCCCGCAGTTTTTGAAAATGAGAGATAGCGATGAGTCTTGAAAACGCACTGGGTCAAAACGCAAACAACCCCGCCGCTGCGCCCACTGAGACGGATGCAGCACCTGCCGCGGCTCCCCAAGATCAGCCCCCGGCCACTCCGCCGGTTGTGGATCCGAAGGCGCCGGACTCTCAGCCTGCCGCCAATGCCGGCGAAGGTGACCCGAAACCCGAAGGGGATCAGGACGGCCTTTTAAAGGGCACGGATCCCCAGAAGCCCGAGGAGGAAGAAGGTAAGGATGGCGAGAAAGACAAGCCGTCCGTGCTGGGCGCCCCCGAGGAAGGCTATCAGTTTGAAGGCTTCAATCCGGCCGATGCCGGTATTCAGGCCTTCAGCGAAGTTGCCAAGGAGCTCGACCTGTCCCAGGACAGCGCCAACAAGCTCATGGCGCAGACGATGGCCGGGATGAAGGCACAGCTCGCCAAACAGCGCGCAGAGCTTCGGCAGCAAGCCCTGTCGGACAAGACACTCGGATTTACGGATCCGGCCGTCGTGAACCGTACCAACGCGGTTTTCGGCAAGTACTTCGCCGGCAAACCTCAGCTGATGGCAAAGATTCGCGCCTTCAATCTGGACGTGGATCCTGATTTCATCGGAGTCATGAAGCAGTTGGGAGCCGATATGTCCGAGGGGACGTTCGTGCAGGGCAAGAAGGGCGCCGTGGATACCGGTGCCGAGGACTATCGAAAGTTATATCCGAATACTCGTATGAACCATTAAGGAGACGTAAATGTCTTACGGAACTGGCACTTTGTACGACCTGAGCCGCCTTTCTTCGGAAGTGCCGACCAAGGTTGTCGATTCCATTATTCAGTGCATGCCGTTGCTTGACCAGATGCGTTTTGCACAGTGCAACAACGGCGTGAACAACCAGACGATGCTGATTACCGATTACCCGGAAGGTCAGCTCCATGGCTTTAACGAAGGCGTCTCGCCGGAAAAGGCCGGCGGTCTCACGATGCAGGATTCGACCTGCATGCTCTCGACCTACTCGCAGATCGACGTGAACTTGCTGGCCTTGAACGATACGTCGGCCGAATGGCGCTACAACCAGGAGCACGCTTTCCAGGTGGGTATTGCGCATAAGGTCGCGAACATGATGTTCAACGGCTCCTTGAAGAAAGATCCGAAGTCATTCGATGGTCTGCGTGCTCGCTACAACAAAACGGGTAGCGGCTACGAAGATGTCGTGGTTGACGCCGGCGGCCAGGCTTCTGCAGCCAAGGGGTTGACGGATATTTTCATCGTGAACTGGGATACGGCCCTTGTGCACGGCATTTTCCCGAAGGGCGGTGTGGCTGGTTTGAAGCGCATCGACCGTGGTGAACAGGACTGCTACGACAAGAACCACAAGCGTTTCCGCGGCGTTGTGACTGACTACGACTGGAAGTTGGGGCTGGCCGTTGAAGATCGCCGCCAGGTGGTTCGAATCGCCAATATCGACCAGGACGCCTTAAAGGCTACGGTTGACGGTGGCCTTGATCTGGTGGATATGCTGATCGACGCGGTTGAAATGTTCCCGCAGTCTTTGGGCAGCGGTGCGGCCATGTACATGAACGGTACGTTGCGCGCCATGCTCCGCAAGCAGATTCGCCACTGCAGCAACGTTAACCTTCAGTGGGAAGAGGTGGCCGGCCGCAAGGTGGTGAGCTTTGACGGAGTTCCGGTTCACAAACTTCCGGAATCCATCCTCACAACTTACGACAAGCCCATTTAAGGAGGACACGAAATGCTTTTCGACAATGATTTGATGTTCTCCGAAAACCAGGCGGTTACCGCCACGGCTTCGGGAACCAATGTGCTTGACTGCGGTCAGGCGATTTTGACGCCGGCGCTTAACGGTGCCATGAACCTCTATGCCATCGCCATCGCGACGACGGACTTCACTGGTACCGGCACGATTAAGGTCGAGCTGCAGGACTGCGACACGGCATCCGGCACCTTCGCCACGGTAGGCGCTTCGGCGGCCGTAGTAGCGACGAAGTTTGCGAAGGCGGTTATCCCGATGCCGCTCGAGCACCGTCGCTACCTGAAACTCGTCTACACCGTGAACGGCACGGTGGCCGCCGGCAAGATCACGGCCGGCATCACGACGAGCCTCGACGCGCAGCAGATCATTCACACGGAAGACACGACCTTCCAGTGATAGACCGCTCGCCATGAGCAACCGCAGGGGCTTCGCGCCCCTGTTTTCGTATGGAGAATTAAATGGCGACTGAAGTAGATATTTGCAACACCGCCTTGTCGCTCCTGGGATGCCGTGCGGACATAGCCAGTATTTCGCCGGTTGAAGGCGGCCGCTTTGCGGAGGTGTGTGCCCGAGAGTATTCGATTGCCCGGAACTTGGTGCTTGAGGCTCACGACTGGAGCTTTGCGTGCCGGCGGGCCAACTTAGCTGTTTTGCGCACCGACCTCTTCGGGTGGCAGTTCGGCTATGTTCGGCCGGCGGATGCCGTGAGCATTGTGGCCGTCGTTTCGGAAGACGACAGATACTTTGAACACCCGCACGAATTCATTGTGGAGGCCGACCAGGAATCCGGGGTGAGCCTCATCCTCACAGACCTTCCGGGGGCCGTCTGCCGCTATCTGGTCCGCGTCACAAACACGTCTCTCTTCCCGGAACAGTTCTGCCAGGCCGTGGCGTTCAAACTCGCGATACGCCTTTCCGGAAACATCATCAAGGGGACGCCGGGGCAGCAGGTGGCGGTGAATCTTGAGAAGCAGTATCAGACGATTTTGGCGGCCGCCGTGCACTTCGACATGAAGCAACGCCGCAAGGACTTATATCTGCGCGCCACGTGGACTAAGAAGCGAGGGTTAAGAGTATGACCGTAGTCAATCAGAAGAGTTTCGCCGGCGGCATCATGGGCCCGATGATGTTGGGCCGTAGCGATGACCCCAAGTATCAGGCCGGCTTAAAGGTTTGCCGGAACTTTATCTGCCTGCCCCAGGGGGCCGTCCAAAACCGTCCGGGGTTTGCGTATGTGGCCGAGGCCAAGTACCCGGACAAGCGGGTGAGGCTGATCCCGTTCACGTTCTCCCGAGACCAGACGATGATTCTTGAGTTCGGCCACAAGTACGTCCGGTTCCATACGCAAGGAGCTACGCTCAAGAACGCAGCGGGAACAGAGCCATATGAGATTGCCTCTCAGTATGACGCAGACGATGTGATGGCGCTTCATTACGTGCAGTCGGCCGACATTCTGACAATTACGCATCGGGGTTACCCGCCGACGGAATTGCGACGCTACAGCGTACGAGACTGGCGATTCAAGAAGATTGATTTCAATCCGGCCTTAGCGGCGCCGAAAAACGTGAATGCGATTAAGGCGACATCGGCCGAAAACGAAATCAACGCCGACAAGTACACCTTCAAGTACTGCGTGACGGCTCTCAATGCCGACCGCACGATTCAATCTCAGCGAAGTTCGATAGTTTCCTGTACTGCCAACATTTATAACACAGGTACCACCATTCAGATTTCATGGGATGCCGTGGCAGGGGCGATGTTCTACCGCGTCTATCGCAATGAAGGCGGCATCTACGCTTACATTGGTGAGACTGAGGAACAAAGCATCATTGATGACAACATTGCCCCTAACGCCGAATTCACTCCGCCGCGTGTGGACGAGCTTTTCCATTCGAGTGGAGGCATTACGTCGGTGACGGTAACGAATGGCGGGAGCGGGTATGGTTCATTGCGAAGCGTTTTATATATTTCGCAAAAAGGACGAATCGTCGGATCTAACGGAAAAACCGTATCCGTAAACTTAGCCGCTGAAAAATTCCATCATGACGACAAGCAAGGTATTCCCTACCCCAACCCAACATTTGATAAAGTGTTTTACGTTGATGGAACTATCGAAGGCAGCGGCTCCGGAGGGAAAGGGCGCCTAACTTACGTAAACAACAATATGGTCTTTGGCACGTGGTTGGACGCTTACCTGACGGGCGTTTCCCTCACATCTCGCGGGGAAGGCTATACGGAGGGAGCCCAATTTCACGCAAGTTTGGCGTGTGGCTCTAAAGGAGAAAGGTGCGACTACTATTTTCCCGCCGTCTTGGCCCATGACACCGCCCCTATCGTCTATGTCACCGACCCTACTGGATCGGGGGCCGAGCTTGCGGCCTTAACTGAAAACGGCAAAATTATTGGAATCGTAGTCAAGAAACCAGGCTCAGGATACACCAATCCTGTCGTTCACATTGACGGCAGTAAATCCGGCGGATCAGGTGCAACAGCTAGGGCCACCGTCGGCAAGGCGAACGATTATCCTCAGTGCGTGACGTACTTTGAGCAGCGTCGCGTTTTTGCGGCAACGACAACGGAACCTCAGGGTATCTGGATGACACGAACGGGGACGGACAGCGACTTTTCCTACTCCATTCCGGTGCGTGACGATGACCGAGTGTCTTTCAAAATCGCCAGCCGTGAACGCCACGAGATTTTCCACCTGGTGCCTCTTAATCGCCTGCTTGTATTCACGGAGGCTGGGGAATGGGTGGTGACGTCAGTCAACTCTGACGCCATCACGCCAGAGTCGGTGCAACTCAAAAGCCAGTCCTTTGTCGGTTCCAATATGGTGCAACCGTTGATTGTGAACAACACCGTGCTCTATGCGGCCGCACGCGGGGGGCATATCCGGGAACTGGGCTACAACTACAACGCCGGCGGCTACGTGACGGGCGACGTGAGTATCCGGGCGGCGCACCTCTTTGACAGCTACGAGGTGATTGACGGGGCCTTTTCCAAGGCGCCGTACCCAATTGGTTGGTTCGTCAGTTCTTCCGGAAAGCTGCTGGGGCTCACTTACGTTCCGGATCAGCAGATCGGAGCCTGGCACGAACACACGACGGACGGTGCTTTCGAGTCTGTGGCGGCGGTGGCCGAGGACAAGATTGATGCGGTCTATTGTGTGGTACGCCGCCAGATTAACGGGGCAACTCACCGATTTATTGAGCGCATGGGGGAGCGCGAGAAAGATAACGACGCAGATGCTTTCTTTGTGGACTGTGGCGGTACGTATTCGGGGCAGCCGACGAAGACGATCAGCGGCCTCACGTGGCTTGAAGGAAAGACCGTCAGTGTTTTGGCCGACGGGGCCGAGATGAATCAGAAAGTCGTGAAGGACGGCAAGATCACACTTGACGCCGAAGCCTCTGTAGTCCAGGTGGGCTTGCCAATTGACGCTGAAATTTGCACGTTGCCGGTGACGATTCCGATGAAGGACGGATCCGACGGCGGTTCGGTTACCAAGAACGTCAACTCGGTATTCATGCGCGTGTACCGGTCGAGCGGCATCTTTATCGGGCCGGAAGACGGTGAAGAGGTCGAGTTCCGGCAGCGCACGACCGAGTCGCTTGGTTCTGCCCCGGATCCGGTGACGGGCGGCCTGAGTATTGACCTGCAGCCCGAATGGAGTGATTCCGGAGCGGTGTCCGTCAAGCAGAAGTCGCCGCTTCCTCTGACCATTCTCAGCATCGCCGCCAATATGCAGCTCGGCGGGTAGTGCAGTTGTTGGCCCCTGTGGCGTTGTGAAATGCCGGCATTACCACGGGGGCAACAATGGCCGGAGAATCCACAGGCTTGACGACCGTCCAGACCGCGGGGCTTTGGGGCACCGCGATTCAGGCCGTCGGCAGCATTTTTACCAGTTATCAGGCGTCACGCTCAGCGACGGAACTGTCGCGGATACAGCAGCGTATCGCCGAGATCAATCAGCAGCGGGCAACGATTCAGGCGCAGGCAGCGCTTGCCGCCTCGAACCGCAATATCGCCAACATCACGGGCCAGTACGGGCGCTTAAAGAGCAAGCAGCGCGTCGCTATGGCCGCCAACGGTATCGCCATTGGGTACGGATCCAGCAAAGAGATTTTGGCGACGACCGACCTCTATAAGCAGCAGGACGCCAACACGGCCTACGCCAACGGCCTCAATGCAGCCATGGGCTACATGAGCAAGGCAACGGCTCAGTATCAGGCGAGCATCGCTGCGGGCGGCAACAAGTCTAATTCAGGTCTGGTGGCGGCCGACAGTCTGCTTACCGGAATCACGAAGGTGGCCGGCTACTACGTGGATCAGGCGTCCCGCAACGCGCCGGCAGAGGACACCGGCGGATCTACAAACGCTGCAGCGTCCGACGAATATCCCTCGACCTGGGGTTAGTGAGGAGTGTGACAGATGGCAATAGTTCCGATGCCCGATGGGCCGCGGGTCAACCCGACCATGCCGCAGGGTGAGGCCGCAGGGCTTTTGAAGACCGGCGGCGATGCCGTGGCGAAGAAGGCGGCCGCGCAGGCCATGGAGGCTTCCAACGAATTTTTGAGGGCTACCAACGACGCCTACGAACGGATGTCCAAGGCCCGCGCTGATGCGGCCATGAACGACATTCAGATCCAGGTGAACGACCTCATGAACGGTGATGGCGGTGCCTTGCATCAGACCGGCACCGACGTTGTGGAGCGCCAGGACGGCCCGTTTGTGAAGCACTACGACGACGAGATCAGCAAGATCATCGGTGACCGGATCCAGAACTTAGACCAGTACCAGCGCGGTTTGCTGACGGATCGCCTGAAACGCTACCGCGCCGACCGGCAACTGGAGTTGACGAACCACATGGTGAAGGAGGCGGACGCCTACCAGAAGGAGACGGCCAAGACGTCCGGATCCATAGCGGCCGAAACAATCACGGTCAACCCGTCCGACATTCGCAGTGTCGAAGAAAACGCCAAGACGTACGAGGACGCCTACCGCACGATCCATCGCGGGGAACCAGAAGAGTCGATTAAGAAGGGGATTGCCGACGGCGTGAGCGGCGCCATTGTGGACGGGATCAAGACCCTTTTGGCAAACGACAACCCCGAACAGGCGCAGGCCGTTTTGCGGCATTACCGCGGGAACAAACTCACGGCCTACGACGTCCTGAAGGTGCAGCCGTTGATCCGTGACGCGCTACAGAAGAAAGCGGCCGCTGCAACGGCAGCTCAGGCCGCGACGCAGACGGTTAATTCTCTGTCTCCGGAATCCGTGGCGAAGTCCCGCCTGGCGCCGGCCACAGGGAAGGACTTTGACCCCAAGGATTTCAGTAAGGCGACGAATCTTGTCTCTGATGCCGGCCGTCCGGAATGGGCGCCGGCGGCATATCTGCTTGGGGCGGAGAAGGCGAAGGAACTCGTGGATAACTGGACGCGGGAGGTTTTCGACGCTCAGGAACGCGGGGATCAGGCCGCCGTCGCCAAACTGCAGCAGCAAAACCCGCTGGAAGAGGCCTTGAACCCGCAGCAGAAAGTCGCCCTGGCCCGCTACCGAAACACGATTGAAGCCGTCCGTTCCGGAGACAAGGACACGATCCGAATGCAGGTGATTGAGGCCAACCCTGATCTGGATCCGGCCACGGTCGAAAAAGTGACGAAAACTATTTTCGAGCAGCGGCAGTACGCCAACCGTGTGGAACGGGAGGAACGCAACCAGCGGGCGGCTCAGGTGTTCACCAACCTTCACGCCGGCACGGATATTGAGGACATTCCCGCGGCTCAGATGGAAGGTCTGTCAGATCCCCAGCGAGCCGGTATGGCTGAGTATTCCCGCCGTCGCCGACTCAATAGTTTCACGACGGACAGCGCCCTTTTCTACAGCCTCGCGTACGACAACGAGAAACTGAAGAACACCGAATGGGCCGACCTTTATGCCATGGCCGGTAGCTTCACGCCCAAGGACTTCGACACCTTGGCGAACCGAAAGGTGATGCTCGAACAAGGGGCGGGCACGAAGGACAACTCGGCGACAGTGATTAAGTCCGTGGAGGACGCCCTAGAGCGCCAGGGGCTTAAGCCTGAAGGCAAGACCGACAAGGCGTTCTACTCCCGAATCTCCCGTGCCATTGCCGACAGCGTGATTGACAAGGTGAACACGGACTTCGGAAAGGGATGGGACGATGAGCGAATTCGTAAGGAAGTGGTTGCCGCGGTTCAAACGCAATTCACCACCATTGGGACGCTTTGGAAGTCGGACTACAAGGTGGCCGATTTCCTCAGTAAGGAATCGTTTTGGAATGACAAGGGCGTGCGCGACATGGCCGACGCGGCCCTTAAGGCGACGGGCTATCCGGAACCGAAAGACTTGGATCGCTCGGAATTCCTGATTACGTGCTTCCTCAATCCACGGCGGCCGTTCCCAGGGGAGAGTCAATTCATCAATGCTGCGCCGGTGTCTGAAGTACAACAGATACGCCAGGCCTATCAGGCGTCCCACAACGGCGCCGAACCGGATCAACACACGATTGCGCGCGCTCTTTTGAACGCCCGCCTTGTCCGTAAATAACCGAGAAAACTATGACTGATTACGCAAAGATTCTTTCCGATATGGAAGCCGAAGACGATGGGCTGCGTGCGTCTCAGGCTGTGACGCCGGCCGGACAGTTGCCGACGATGCGTTTTACCGATACCCCGGCCACGGCCAAAGCGGTGCTGCGCTCTCCGAACCCGCAGGGCGAGGTGCCGACGTGGGAGCAGATGAGCGTCACGGAGCGCCTGATGAACGGCCTTGAAGGCGGCTACCACGGGCTGCAGAAGTCCCGTGCGGCGACGGCAGCCTATGAGGCTGAGCAGGCAGCTCAGGCCGGGCTTTCTGCGTTGGTGGATGATGACGAAGACGAGTCCGTGAAGGAACTGCTTTCTCGCGATACGCAGGCGAACCGGGACTACAAGGAAAAGCAGGCGGCCGCGCGCGACAAGGCAATCTACGAGTACGCAGATTTAGCAAAGAAGGACAAGGAGTATGTAACGCCCTTGGCGGTTCAGAACGCATCCCAGAAGGCCAAGGGCAAGGGTTTTTGGAGCGGGCTCGGAACGGCCTTGACTGAGATGGCCGCGGATCCGTTGAGCTCGGCCTTGTATCTCGGCACGTCTTCGCTTGGTGCCATTGCCCCCTACATGGCTTTGTCGGCCGCCGGCGGCGGTTTGTTGGGTGCGGCGCGCCTGACGTCGGCCGCCCGTGCTGTCCAGATGGCGACGATGTTTAAGGGCTCCTACGACAACGAGTTGGGCAATTACCTGATCAAAGCTATGCAGGAAAAGGGGATTGACCTGCAGAACCCTGACGCCATGCGTACGGCCCTGCAGGCGGACGACATGGCCGAGACCTACGAAAAGGGGAAGAAGCGCGCGGCCGTCGTGGGGGCGTTCGATGCCGTGGCAGCCCTGGCGGCACCTATCCGCCTCAACCCGAGTAACGCCATCCGTACCGTGCGTGATGCCGCCGGCATTCTGAAGGCAAGCGGCTTGCACGGCGTGGACAAGGTGAAGAGCATTCCGGAAGCCTTCGGTATGGCCCGCTCTGCAACGCCGACGTCCCGCGGGGGTATGTGGGGCTACAACCTTGAGAACCACCTCACGCAGGCCGGATTGCAGGGTGTCTTAGGCGGCGCCGGCGAAGCGCTCGGTTCGCTTGCCGCCGGTGACGAAATCAACTGGGCCGACGTCCTCTTTGAAGCCATTGGGGAACTCACGTCTGCACCGGTGGAAGTCGTCTCTATGAGCGCTTCAGTGAACGCGGCCTACAACGCGCAACAGCAACAGGCGCAGGCTGCCAAGGTGCTGGGCGAGAATATGCAGAGGGTGACGGCCGCCGTGGCCGCCATGGGGACACAGGTGAAGGACGGCCAGACGATTGCCGAATGGGCCAACGACGTCGGCCAGGATAAGTCCGTGTTCTCGTTTGCTCAGGACTTGGTGGATGCCGGCGTTCCAGACAAGATTCGCCAGGCCGCTCCGGAACTCGCGGCCCGCATTGAGACGGCAGCCCAGAATAAGTCCGACGTTGCTATCCCCGTGTCTGACGTCGTGAAGTTGGCAGCGACGGATGAAGCAGCGGCCAACAGTCTCCTTTATGAGTCCCGCGTAGATGCCGACGGCATGAGTCCGCGTCAGGCTGAGGACTTCATGAAGAACGGCAAACAGGAAGCCGTGGCGGCCTTCGACAAGATAGTGAAGGACACGAAGCCCGACGCCGAGATGCGTAAGGCCATTGACACCGAGGTTGCCGCTATTCGCAAGCAGTTGATCGACGCCGGCACGGCTGAAGATGTGGCCGACTTGCAGACGCGTCCCTGGGCTTCTTGGCTGGCTATCCGTGCCAAGCAGACCGGATTGAGCCCCAAGGAAATCATGGGCAAGATGAATCTACGGATCCGTCGGCAGCAGTCGCAAACTCCGGCGTTCCAACAGCAGCTTTCCACGGCTATGCCGTCTGAGGCCGCCGTGAAGAAGGGGGACTACCCGAACCCGCGGTTCGCGCGGCAGTGGGCAGACTTCGCTGAAGCCAAGAAAAACAGCCGCTACTTTGAACGCGCCGTGGCGGCCATGAAAACCATCCCCGGCGTAAAGGGTGCCGTTGGCCGTGTCCGGAATGCCGGTAAGGCGTCCGAACGCATCATTGACTTTATGGCCGACAATCTTGTTTGGCTTTATGACAAGATGCCGGCGGCAGAACGTGAACGCGCTAAGTTGTGGTATGACGGCGGCAACAAGACAGCCCGTGTGTGGGCTCAGCGCTACGGTCTGCGCTTGCGTCAGGTGGCGGCCGTGATTGCCATCTTCAGCCCCCAGAACGGCTGGTTCAACAACATGACCAACGCCGAACGCTTGTTTGATATTTACTTCAGCGCCCGGCGCGAGAAGCCGTCGGCCGAAATGCAGACGGCGTTGAAAACTCTGTGCGAGTCCGATAAGAAGGTCAGCTTCGACGAGATCAAGGGCAAGTCCCTGGAAGAACTCATTCAGGCCGATCAGATGCGCGGAGCCGCGTTGTGGGTGCGCGCGTACGATGCCGTAACGAATCCGTCCACTTACAACGTGCTCACTCCTGAAGGCGGGGTAGGCGGTTTGGCGAGTGTGCCCGGCGGTCAGGGGAAGCCGGCGAAGGCGTTCTTCTTTAACCCGCAGTCCATCGCCGACGCCCTATCGGTTATCGTGGACGGTAGCGTAGACAACATCTATGACAAGATCGGTACGCAGTTCAAGGTACGCGACTTCTACAACAATCTTTACGACCCGAGTAACGCCAAGGCCGCGACGATTGACACGCATGCCGTGGGTGCGGATACCCTGACGATTCAGAGCTCCAACAGTCAGCCGGTGCAGGACAACTTTGGCGCCGTCGGCAACAAGACGTCCGGCCAGAACGGCACGTACCCGCTTCACTTTGAAGCCTACCGCCGTGCGGCCGAACGCGTGGGCCTCAGCCCCCGTGAGATACAGTCGATTACCTGGGAGGCCGTGCGAGTCCTCTTTGAGCCGAACCGCAAACGAGTCTTGCGCTCAGTGGTTGACGACATTTGGAAGGAGTTCGACGCCGGCAAGATTTCGGCGGATGAGGCCCGACAGAAGATCTTCGACGCGGCCGGCGGCTTGTCGAAACTGTCGTGGCAGGACACGCCTTTCAATGACCGGATTACGGAGACCTACGACCGCAGCGGCGTCACGCTTTACGACGACGTCCGTCAGCCGGAACCCGAGCCGGTGCTTACGATGGAGGCCGCACCGGATCCGAACAACGCGGAAGCCGTGGCCCAGTGGAACGAATTGTCGCCGGCGGATAAACTTGCGGTGACTCGGGAAATCGTCCCGTGGTTGCTCGAGCGTGTGGCCGAACAAACTCATGCCCACATTGGTGAACCTGAGCTTCAGCGCGGCGGCTATCTCGGTGACCCAAATTATTCGATTCTTTGTCGTATTGCCGATGGTGGAGACTATGTCAAGGTCGGACGTCTGTTAGCATCCTATCTGCGACAGGACTCGGTTATGGCTATCAGCCAGACCAACGGCGAGGGAATGTTCACGAGCAAGGTCATCCGAATCCAGTTGCCGGACGGCTTCACCGAAGCACAGGTCGATGACCTTTACCGGAACCATATCGACCAGATCCGTGACTCCAACGGCGAACGCCTGATTATGGGGCAGTCCACCGCCGGCGGTGTGATGATGCTTTCGGTTGGCGCCGAGAACATTGAGGCAATTAAAGCGGGGCTTAACTCGATTGTTGAAGGCTATGGTGACCAGATGGTGTATCGCGTCTCAGATGCCTACACGGGTTTCCTTGAGCCCTACTCCGAAGAGGAAAAGACAAATGCGAGAAATGACACCGGAAGAAGCGGCGGAGTTCGACAAGAAACATCCGCTGGGTACGATGCTGATCTTCAGTCCGAAACAGACAAGCGCCTGGCACAAGCGATTAAAGCAAAAATCGCAAGCCGCCCAAGAGGCTTCGGACAGTCAGGGGTATACACCGCAGGAACAGGCGGTGTACGATCGGTGGACGAACGATCTGCCGAAGGCGGTGTTCGCGGAACACGATCGCCGGGCGAAAGCGGCCAAAGATTCGAAGGCGGAATAGTCCGCGAGTCTGACGTACCGACTACGGCTGAGTACGGTGAAAAGGGCCGCCCCAATGCGGTTCGAGTACTCGGCATTCACATGAGTGCGGTCAACCGGCCGTCGCTCAACTCTCGCTACTACGGTACCGGTCTGAAGGGCCAAGAACTGAAACGCCTCACTAAGACCGGGCCGCTCAGCGATGTTTACTCCCGCATCTACTTCTATCTCGACACCGGAAAGGGGATCATTCCGGAAGAAGGTGTTGGCCGCGAAGCGCACAGTATTTGGCTCAACAATATCTACGACCTTGATGAAGACCCGCTGGGGTTGTTGGCAAAGGGCCGCAAGGAGTCTTCAAACGACGACTGGGCTTTTACGTGGACAGAGCACTTTATCAAGGCGGCCGGCTTTGACGGTTACATCGTCCACCATTTCGGCCGGGGTGGTGCCGTTTGCCTTCTTGGGGATCAGCACGACAATGTGCGGCCGCAGTATCAGGGTCGCGTCCAGGCGCTCAACGCCGCAGCCGTGACGTCGGCACATGGCCGGCAGATCGAACGAAAGCTGGATCCGTACAAGGTGCCCGGCAAGATCATGATCCAGCTGCAGAAGCTGGCCCAGGATCCCAGCAACGGCATCAAGCACAACTTCCCCTACATTACGTGGACTGAAGCGGACGACGCTTTGGTGCATGAAGTCTTTCCGGACGCTGACAATGCGTTGGCTACCGGTTTCTTCCAGTCTTCCGAAAACGCTTTCACGCCGGACGAAGAATTGCTCCGCAAGGCAGTGGATAACTTCGGCACGACGGATAACATTGACGAGGCCTTTTATATTCTTCCGGACGGCACGATGTTGGACGGCTCCGGACGCCATTGGGGCCTTGAAGAACAAGACGTTAACGGCCGTCAGGTCGATCACGCAGACGTCGCGGAAGTCATGGACACAAGCGGTGTTCAGGCGATGTATGACTTCATGGCCCGTACCGGTGCAATGCGAATCGATTCCGCTCACGGAGTCGCGTCGATCTCGCGGCCGCCGACGCCGGCACAGCTGGGAATCCTTGAAAACTCTTCCAAAGGGAATTACCTGGCCCTGTCCTACAACACGCCGGAAGGCCGCATTGTAGACGACACCGAATTCGATTCCGCTTCTCCGGAAGAGATCGGCACCTTCTTTGCCGAGGCCGAGGAAAAGGCTGCGCTCGGTATTGCCGGTGCGTATGCCCAGACGGCTTACCACGGTTCTCCCTTCAAGTTCGACCGCTTCACACTGGATCACATTGGGGCCGGCGCCGGCACGCAGCAGCACGGCTATGGCCTTTACTTCGCCATGAACCGCAAGACGGCCGAAAGCTATCGTGATGCCTTGGCCGGCGGTGGGGAATACACGGTGAACGGGAAGCCCGTCAGCCGCAACCTCGAAAGCGCGGACATGGAAGACTTGGCCGCAACGTGGGTGCTGCGGGAGATGCCGGGCACGCAGAAGCATCCGAAGCCTGCGCAGGTGAAGCGCGCGGCCGAGACGGCCATCAAGCGCCTCAACGAGGACACGGAACGCGGCCAAGTGGATAAGGCGACGTCGTCCAAACTGCGGAACGAACTCGCGAAGATCTACCAGCAGCCGAAGGACTACAGCATCGAATACACGCCCAGCACGGAGGGGCGCGTTTACCGGACGGAAATTCCGGACTCGGATGTGCTTCTGAGCGAAGAAGCCGCTATGGTTGACCAGCCGGTGGTTGTCCGGAAAGCGCTGCAGAACTTGGCGTTCGACCTGGTGGCCGAAGGCATGGACGACCTGGACAAGGGCACAACGTCCCCGCGAGCGGATGCCCGCAATAAGGTGATTGAACTCATCGGCAAGGATTCGACCGAAGGGCGCGACGTCTACAGCTGGCTTACGGCGTATGCTGGCGGCAGCAAGGAGGCCTCCGAGCTCCTCAACCTTTATGGTATCAAGGGGCTTGAGTACTTCAGCGAACCCGACGGCAACTGTGCTGTGATTTGGGACGATACGGCCCTCAAGATTCTCAACATCCTCGAGCAGCCGGAACAATCCGGAACCCGCGGCAGCATGATGCCCAGCAACGCCGGCGACGTACGTCCGGGCGAAGGCGGGGTAATGACGCTGATGGAAAGCGCCGACAAGTCCACGTTCCTGCATGAGTCCGCTCACGCATGGCTGGATGCCGACACAATGCTGGCGCAGGATATTGCGGACAAGGTATTGGCCGGCGGCGAGTTGACAGACGGGGAGAGAGCCTTCCTCACGAATCTCGGCGGGTTTTTCCGCTGGGGACAACAGGAAGGCGTGCTTGATCTCGGCGTGACCGATGATCTCAAGACAGTGGCTGCCGCTGTCCGTGCGTGGGCCGCAATGCCAATCAATGACCAGCGAGGGATGCACGAGCTCTTTGCTGAGGGCTTCGAATCCTACTTGCTCGAAGGTGTGTCGCCGAACGCAGAAATGAAGACGATCTTCGGCCGCTTCAAAAAGTGGTTGATGGATATTTACGCGCAGGCCACAAGGCAACCGCACCCGATCAGCCCGGAAGTCCGAAAGCTCTATGACCTCATGTTCGCCACGGAACAGCAGGCCATGGAGACCCAGCAGAAACTTGGTATGCGCGCATTGTTCGACGGCGAGATCGGCAAGCGCCTGGGGATGACCGACGAGGAGCTGGCGGCCTACAACGCCCTCAACGAAGAGGCGACGCAAGAAGCCGAAGGCCTTATCGCTAAGGCCGTTCACGGGGTGCTGCGGATCTACGGCAACATTCGCCGCAAAGAGGCCCGCCGCATCCTGCGGGAACGCAGGGACGAAGTGAACAAGCGCACCGACGAAATCCTGGAAGAACCGCGGTTCCGGGCGTTGTCGTTGCTGACGCACGGCCTCAAGAGCGAGGACGGCACGACGTCCCGCATGACGATTGAACTCAAGCCGCTGAGCCGCTGCGGGATTGATGCGGAAACGGCACAGTTGCTGATGGATCGCGGGTGGGTGACGGAAGGCCGCGGGGTCTCTCCTGAAGTGTTGGCCAATACCGCCGGCACGACGGACGTCGTCGGACTTATCGGAGATCTACTCGAACTGAAGTCCATGAACGACGCGAAGACCGAGGCCATCAAGTCCGTGGCCTACAAGGTGCGCATTGAGGGCGGCATGAATCCCGATGCATTCGACGAGTTGCAGTCGAACCTTGCCGCCCATAACGAAACCCGTTCCCGCTTCATTACGGCTGAATTTAATGCCCTGGCGCGTGCTCTCGGCAAGCGGCAGCTGATGGTCTCGGCCGCCCGCGAATACGCGGTTGAGCAGATCGGCAACATGAAGTTGTCGGACATTCGACCGGGGACTTTCATGAATGCCGAACGGCGCTGTGCCGCCATGGCCGAACAAGCGATGCGCAAGGCTGACTTCGGGGCATGCCTTGAAGCGAAGCGCGGTCAGGTGCTTAACCACGAAATGGCTCGTGCGGCCCTTGAAACCCTCGACCGTTATCAGCGTGGCGTGCGTATGGCTAAGCGGGCGATGAAGAGTAAGACCGTTCACCCGGCTTACAAGAAACTGATCCTGGCCCTGCTGGACGCCCACAGCGTGGCGAGCATGACGGCCAAGGAGCGGGAGGATTTCGGAAAACTCGCCGCAGATCCGGCGCAGTTGCAGGAACTCATTAAGGAGGTCGAGGACGCCGGCACGCCGATTGAAGGACTGCAACGCTTCATTGATTCGCACGAGCACGCCAAGGACATGACGGGCTACGACTCTCAGGACTTCTTCTCGGTGTTGAAGCAGCTGGAGACGCTGGGCCGTAACGTCTATAACCAGAACCTTGCGGAGGAACTGGGTCGTATTGATGAAATTGTGAAGGAGGGCAAGGAGGCCATTAAGGAAGCGGCCGACCGCCAGGGGCGTGACGTCATTGAAAACGAACGAGTACCCTTTACCCGTTGGGAGCGCTGGCGCGACAACGTGCATCAGTTCTTGTTGAACCACGTCAAGATTCAGTCCTGGTGCCGAATCTTCGACCAGAACCAGTCGGGCGGTTTCTTCTGGAACTTGTTCATCCGTTCGGCCAACGAGCGTTCGACGTTTGAAAACTCCATGCGCGCCAAGGTCTCGAAGACATTGGCCGAAAAGCTGGCCCCGGTGTTTAAGAAGAGCCAGGATGAAGACCCGGTAATCATCCCGGGGTTCTCCAAGCCCCTCACACACGGGCAAAGAATCGCTGTGGCATTGAACTGCGGCAACGACAGTAACCGTCAGCGCCTGGTGGATGGCGATTGTCGATTCACGGATGAAGCGCTGCAGGCCATTTTCGCTACGTTGACGGAAGCCGACTGGAGGGGCGTTGAAGCCGTGTGGCAGCAATTCGAGGAGTTGCGTCCGCTTATTGCGGAGAAGGAAAAGCGGGTATTCGGCACGGAACCTGAGTGGATCGACTATCAGCCCTTCATGGTGAAGACGGCCGAAGGGAAAATCATCCAGGTGTCCGGCGGCTACTATCCGGTGAAGTTTGACCCCCGTGGATCGAACCGCGCGGCCAAGTACGCCGACGCCAACGATGTCCGGCAGGAAATGCAGGGTGCCTACCAGTCCGCCACGACGCGCCGATCCTTCACCAAGTCCCGTGCGCAGGGTGACGTGCACATGCCGCTTCGAATCGATCTAGCAGCCCTATATGAAGGCTTCAATGATGTCATCCATGATCTGGCTTGGCACGAATGGCTGATCGAAACCAAGCGTGTTTTGGACGGTGTGAACGGCCGGGACTCTGGACTGCGTCAGGCTATTAAGGAGCGGTATGGTTACCTTGTGGCTAAGCAGTTCGAAGACTGGCGCAAGGACATTGCTACAGGCGGCCGTGACTCTGCCGACAGTTGGGTCAACCGCATGGCGGCGAATGTTGGCGTTGCCACGATGGGCTTCAGTGTCACGTCGGCCTTTGTCCAGCTGACGGGCATAGGGTACGTCATCCCGCGCGTAGGGATCGCCCCCGTGATGACGGCCGTCGGGAAGTTCATTTCGGATCCGGTGGGGTTGCATAGAGCCATCACCAAGAAGTCGGAAGCCATGCGTCTGCGCGGACTCACGCAGAACCGTGAAATCGCGCAGGTTCGGAACCGGCTTGAGTCTGGCAAGCACTGGTTCAAAGATCACTCCTACGTCATGATGACCATCATGCAAAATATCGTGGATTCCATCGCGTGGCAGGCGGCCTATGAGCGTTACACCCGCGAGGGGAATTCCGAGGACAAGGCGATTGCTATGGCTGACCAGGTGGTGATTGATACGCAGTCGTCCGGTAATGTGTCTGATCTGTCCGCCATTGAACGGAGTCAGGGGGCGCGACTCTTCACGGTCTTCTACTCGTGGATGAACGCGGCGCTCAATATGGGTGTCGTGGAAGCTATGGGCGAGAATGACCGGGCGAAGGCTGCGGCACGGTTGCTCTTCATGGGTGCCGTGATGCCGGTACTTGAGTCGTTGTTCCGTGAGGCGCTGCAGGCGCATGACTCGGATGATGACGACGATGAGGACTGGACGAAACAGTGGCTGCGTAAACCTTTGGGTGCCGTGGTCGAATATCACCTGGGGCTTTTCTTGGGGCTGCGAGAGGTCTCCAGCACGGCCAAGTCGCTTATCGCCGGCGAACCTTTGTTCGGCTATAACGGCCCTGCCGGCACCCGCATGATTGCCAACACGGCCAATGCAATGCAGGCGGCCACTGATCCCTTGAGTTGGCGTGGGTTGAAAGCCCTCGTTGACATTGCCGGCTCTCTGACCGGTGCACCGTCCACGCAGATCAACCGGACGATCAAGGGCGTCCGTGCCATCGAATCCGGCCAGGCCGAGGGCGTGGACGCCGTTCTGGCACCGTTGTTCGGTTTCTCCGGAAAGATCGATGAGTAGGGGGTGCAGTTGTTGAAGCGGCGTCTATGGAGAATTCCGACATCACGAGGATTTCTCCATGACTGTCGCTTCTACACTTCGGCGCGCCGGGCCGTATACCGGTAACGGGGCAACTACAGAGTTTGCTTTTTCTTTCAAAATTTTTGAGGATAGTGAGCTCATTGTTGCGCGTTCGTCCGATAACGGCGAAGAGACATTGGTACTCAACACGGACTATACGGTTTCATTAAACGCAAACCAAGACATATCCCCGGGCGGAAAGGTGGTGCTGAAAAAGGCCTTAGCGGAAGGTATTCGCTTGGCGATTATCAGCAACGTGCCGTACAACCAGTTGGCAGTTTTTACAAACAAAGGCGGCTTCTATCCTGAGACGCTTAATGAGGTTGACGACAAACAAACCATTTTGTCACAGCAGCTTTTGGAGAAAGTTGAGCGCGCCATTGTTACTGATCCCACAGACTCGATGACCCCGCAGGAGCTGAAGCAAAAGCTCCTCGACGCGGCTGAAACTGCAACGGACATCGCTAAGGGCTACGCGGAAGCCGCCGCCGCGAGTGCGGCGGATGCGAAGAAAAGTCGGGACGACATTCTCGAACATCAGAAAGAAGTCATCGACGCCATTACAACGGAAGGCGATAGGCAGTATCAGCGCCTTGTCACCGAAGGCGACAAGCAAAATCAGCGGCTCGCCACCGAAGGCGATAGGCAGGATCAGCGCCTTGTCACCGAAGGCGATAGGCAGGATCAGCGCCTTGTCAGCGAGGGTAATACTCAGATCGACCGGATCAAGGCTGAGGCTGACAACACTCTGATCGTGAACGGCACAGGATGCGCCGAGAAATTTTGGGCGCTGTCGGCTGATACGCCCGCTGGCACAGATATCGTCATCCCGTCAGGTATCAAGTACCTCGTGGACCGTCACCATCTACGAGTTGCTTGGAACGGCCTCGTTCTTGCTATCGGGCAGAACTTCACGGAAGTCGGGGCGCAGGATACGTTTTCCACCACGTTCCGCCTGACGTTTGACGCGAAGGCCGGGGACGAGCTGGATATTTGGATCGGCGCTCTCGGCAAGGGTGATGTGGCTGAAGCGCTGGCTTTGGCGGGCGAAGCGTCGGCGGCAGTGGCCGACTTGAGCCGTAAGGTTGTATACAAAGAAGAGGTTTAAGAATGGCAGAAAATCTCGTTAAGACTCAGCTGTACTCGCACGAAGGCAACGCGAATACGCCGCTTGCGCCATATACCGTTGCCGAAGCGGTGAAGGTGAACGACGTTGACGGCAACGCGTCTACCGTCGAAGCAGAAATCGTCGCGCTCCGAAAGGCTGTCGAAGCCACCGTCTCAAAGGGGCAGCACTTCCAAGGCGTGGTGAACTCTACGAGCGGCCTCCCGACCGTGAACTACAAAGCCGGTTGGCTTTACTCGGTGCAGGAAGCCGGTACCTACGCGGGTAATGTCTGCGAAGTCGGGGATTTGATTATCTGCATCAAGGATTACGCCTCTGGCGCTGCGAGTAACGCCGATTGGGCAGTGTTGCAGGCGAACTTAGACGGCGCAGTGACAGGGCCTTCCGCGAGTGTGGCGGCGCACGTCGTCGTCTTCGACGGTACGTCAGGTAAACGGATTAAAGACTCAGGATTCACCATTGCCGCAAGCGTTCCGGCGAATGCGAAGTTCACTGATACGACTTACAACGCCGCGACGGACGCCGCCGACGGCTTACTGACTGCATCCCTGCACAAGAAACTTGTGGGGATCGAAGAAGGCGCGGACAAGACGGACACTGCCAACGTGAAAGCCGCCGGTGCTTTCATGACGGCCACGAATACCGCCGACGATATCGCAGACGGTACGACGAAAGTCGTGATGACGGCCGCCGAGCGCACAAAACTCACGGGCATCGCGACGGGGGCAGAGGTCAATCAGAACGCTTTTGCCAAAGTGAAAGTCGGCACGACGACGCTCACGGCTACGGCGAAGCAAGACACCCTCGAAATCGAAGCCGGTGAAGGCGTAACGATCACCGCGTCCGGCAAGAAAGTGACGATCAAGGAAACGTACGTTGACTCGTGCGTCGTCTCGTCGCTTGACAACGTGCCCGCAAATCTCAGGAACGGCGGGCTTGTGATCCTTAAGGGCTGAGACATGGACGCGCTTTACGTCAAGACGGCAAGCGGCCTGCAGAAAGTTGAGATTGGAGGGACAGGTGGAGGCGGTAGCGTTTCTCGCAAAGTCTTCACCAGCTCGAACCGCTCTACAGTGCTTACGGCAGGGACAGCGTTCGGGGTGCCTACATACACCAAGGATGATAACTCGCTCTCAGTGTTCCTCAACGGTCTGCTTTGCTCGAAGAGCGTTGAGTACACAGAAGTCTCGACGACGAGTATCAGTTTTACGTCGGACATCCCGACGGACTTTGAGATTACGGCGGTTGTCATCAGCGGCTCAGGCGCAGGAACGCGGACGGTGCAGACAGACGAAAGTCGGGACGCCGTACTAACGGCGGGGGATGCCTATGCCGTTCCCTCACATACCGTCGGGGAGAACCGGATCAAGGTCTATCTCGGCGGGTTCTTAGCGGACGATTGGGAAGAGACGTCGGCGACAACGATTGTGTTTGGTTTTGATATTCCTGCGGTGATGCCGATAGTCGTCATCGCAGATACGTAGGAGGAGACATGGCGTTACCTTGGTTTTTCAGAAAGTTATTCGGAGACACGGGGAACAACGGCAAGATCGTTGACGACGTGATTCCGGACACTGTGGTGAAGACGTCGGCACAGGCGTTGAATGCAACGAAGCAGGCGCAGGCACGACAGAATATCTCGGCACTTGGAATCAAAGAACAAGCAACAACGTCCGAAGACGCGCAGGCAATTCTTCAAGCCTTTATCGATTTTGCAAACGAAAATAACACCGCCTGATTTTTGAATCAAAACGAAAAGGAGTTGCAAATGGCAACACCAAACTCAACGATTGCGGCTGTATTGAATTGGCTGAAGCGAAAGGCGGAAACATCTTCGCCGTTGGACGCGTACCCGATTGGAGCGGTTTATATAAGAACGCAACCGACTAATCCAGCTTCAATTTTAGGAGGTAGGTGGAAAGCGCTTAATGAAGGGCGGGTCCTTATCGGAGCCAATGCCGCATATCCGCAGGGTCTAAAGGCGGAGAGGCCAGCGTTGTTTTGAGCGTTGACCAAATGCCGAGCCATTCGCATAGCGGATCAACTCCGAACATCACCGGAAAGGTCATGCTTGGTAACTATCCATTGCTAACGTCTAATCATGAAGGTGCTTTTTTTGGGTCAGATTATGGTACAGCCGACAAGCACGGACAGGATAGCCTCAGAAATGTCCCAACGACTTTTAGCATTGATGCTTCAAGGTCTAGCGCAGTTTACGGAAGGTCAAGCACTGTTCAGCCGGCATCTTTGTGTCTACTTCACTGCATTAAGTATTAAAGATAGAGAGTAAAAAATGGCGAAAGCAAATCAATCTGTATTAAAAGTCCTAAACTGGTTAAAAGCGAAAGCCGAAGCGAGTTCGGTTCTTTCGATGTATCCAATTGGTTCGGTGTACATGACCGAAAATGCGGCATTCGATCCTAATTCTGAGTGGGGTGGGGTATGGGAAAAAATTGAAAATTGCTTTTTACTCGGTAGCGGTCGCCGCGAAGTGGGGAGCAAGGGAGGCGAAGAGAATGTAACTCTAAATATCTATCAAATCCCCTACCACGCTCATGACAGGGGAAGCACTCAAATTTACGGGAAAGCAGTCTGTGGCGTTCTGTGGGATTCTGCCGCAACATATAGTGGGGCCTTGTCTACAACCAAAGGAACGGCATCGTTGGCTTATAACAATGGCTCTGATTCCTTGAGAACTATGATTTTATCTGCGGCCAACGGGTGGTCGGGCGTTAGCGGCTACAGTGGTGGTAGTGAGTCGCATAACAATATGCCGCCATATCAAGTTGTAGCAATTTGGAAGCGTACCGCTTAATTTTTATTCGGAGAGCTCAAAAATGGAAAAAAGTGTATATGTTCACTTCCCCGACAAGGCTATTTCTGTGAACGAAGATGTTTTGTGGTTTGACGAAGTGCCTAAGAAGTTATTGTCTGATGTTTTACCTGAGAACATTGCCGTTGACAATTTAACAAATATCGTTTGGGTGATTAACAACTCTCCTTCTTCGTATTTTGTGTTAGAGGCTGGCAGAGTAATTCTTTTCGAAACGACGGAAGAAAATTACAACAAATACATAAAGCCCTATGCCGATCTTTGGCAAGCAAAGAAAAATCAGCAACAGCAAGAGCAAGAAGAAGCCGAGGTAGAATACAACCGCTTTGAAAATCGCCTAGCCCGCGCCTTAAACAAATTGAACGAAGATTTTTCTATGGCGGGTGAAAGTGCTCATATCAAGTCTTCGCTGGGGTTTACGGCTGATGCGAACTCGACGGCAAACGAGAACGTAAACGGCTTGCTGATTACAATCGGCGACGGCACAGTGCAATTTTGCGACAATAACAATCAATTTCACAAGCTGAACAAGGCGCAGTTGGAGACGTTGCGGGCTGAGATCATTCAGAACGGACAGAATCTTTACGCGCAAAAGTGGAAATACCGAACGGCCATAGAAGCCTGTGGCGACAATGACCAATTAGATGCTGTGATCTCATCTATTCAATTTACATATCTTGATTTCTCGGCCTCGGCATGATCCGCTATCTGAAAAACTTGTTGATTGCGCTTGACCAGCTCGTCAATACGATTCTTGGCGGATGGCCTGATGAGTCTTTGTCTAGTCATTGCTGGCGAATCGAGCAGAAAAAAGGCATCTCGTGGCCTCGAAAGCTGGTCGATACGCTGCTCTTTTTCGACAAGTATCACTGTCAAGAGAGCTACGAAAGCGAGCTTGAGCGAAGGCAGTTGCCGCCATCAATGCGTTAGCCCGCCTAATGCGAAACCCCGGCTCGACCGGGGTTTTTCGTTTAGATGTTTTTCTTCAGGAAGAGCGATTGCTCGATCTTGTTGAAAATATCCTGATACATCTGAGGCTTTGTGCGGACAACTTCTTTTTCTCCACCGCCGCCTAATTCAGTTCTTGCGGAAACATATTTCACAATGCTGACCCGAATCTTGACGCGGTTCTGAGCTACCTTCTCAATGAAGGCAGAAGCCTTGTTGTATTCCACTCGAACAATTCCGGACATTCGGCTGAAAGAAGCATCCGAAGTGGTCTTCCCCAGGACGAGTCCTGTCGTTTTATCGGCAGAGGAAATCGTGTAACCATAATCCTGGAAAGTCGAAATCACAGCGCGGAACGCTTCATCCTCGGTGGCTTCAAATTCTCGTGTCTGCAACGCTTGGAGAGCTACAGCTGACAGTGGCGCATCGGATTCGCCAAAGACTGAATCAACGGTGACACAGCCCCCAAGAAGCATCGGTGCGGCTAACGCCAAGAAACACAATTTTTTCATGGAAACTCCCTTAGAAGGATGAGTAACGGTAAGAGTATTCCGAAAGTTCGGCATCCTTGAACTTAAGGATCAGAGTCAGTGTTTTTTGTGTGACAACGCTGGCGGATTGGTGTCCAGAGGCTCCGGTGAGAATCAGAGTGCCGTAGCCTGAAACGTTTGATGTCGTGGCAATGGTGCTTGCTTTGTCGTAAACCCAAACTTCAATGCCTGCTTTGTCGCGAGTCACCATAGTGGGGGCCCCGAGTTCGGCGATAACTTCGGGTTGAGTCATCCCCTTATGGATGGATTTTTGTACGGTGCCAAGAGTGATTTGCTGAGGTGCAGTGTTAACAATCGTTGTAGGCGATTGACACCCCGCAAGAAAGGCAGACGAAAGCAAAAGCGCTGCGAAACATAAAGAAGTTTTCATAAAAACCTTCTTTGGTGAAAGAAGAAACGTGTTCCAGTTTACTGCATCGAAGCGGAACCTTCTATTTCCAAGCTGTCCGAGGGGGTGCAGTTGTTGGCTTGCGCGTCTGGTTTACTTGCGGTAGTCAACGAGAACGAGATTCCCATGCAGGAACACAGCGAGACTTTTCCCTACCTTTTTTCCGCGGGGGTAGCAGCTATTGCACAGGCGGCAATGTTTTTGAATCGGACGTCGAAAGGAGAGCCTTTCCGTTGGCTCGACTTCTGTTCAGCGATTTTGGCGTCGGCGATTATGGGGTTGTGTATCTGCATGGCTTGCCACGCTTATGGACTTGGTTATGAGTTTGGCGGGGCGATGGCTGGTCTTGGCGGAATGATTGGCAAGGAGGCGGTTGGAATTGTGCTTCCTGCAGTCAGAAAGTATCTGGGTATCCAGTGACGATCCGATCAGGTTGTTCACATGGCTGGACGAATTAAGTTGTACATGGTTTGGCGCCAACTTTGAAGTTTCTGGGGTTCGGTGTGTGCTACGGCGCATTGATGTTGGCTGAGAAGTTTATTGAGGTGTTCTCATGAGATACGGTTTCTTTGACGAAAAGGAGTTGCAGAGTCCGAATGACCCGCACAAGTCTCCTTTCCAGCACGTTGTTCGCGATGAGCTTTTGAACCTTTTGAACCGCATTCGTCGCGAGTGGGGGAAGCCGGTTCTCGTTAATTCGGGCTACCGAAGCCCGGAATACAACGCAACGATCAAAGGTGCCGTGCCGAATAGCTATCACACGAAAGGCATGGCGGCGGACATTCGACCGGATGATCCGCGATTGATTCCGGAGTTTCAGGACCTGTGCCTGGAAATCAACGCTGACGGTGGCGTCGGACTTTACGACGCGTTCGTCCATGTTGACGTGCGTGGCCATCACGCTTATTGGGACTACAGGAGTCGCAAATGATGGAGCTCAAAGACACGGCCGCGCTGATGTGTAGCGATGACTACAAAGATCGCTTCAAGGCGGAGTACCTGCAACTGAAGATTCGGCGAGACAAACTCGCTGCAATGCTTGTTAAATTGGACACTGGGAAATTAGGCTTTACGCCGACTTGTCCCCGTGGCCTTTATATGTTCCAGCTCTACACGATGGACGGCTATCTCGACATATTACGAAATCGCGCGAAACTCGAAGGGGTTGAGCTGTGAAAGATTACGTCTACATAGTGGCGGTCGTCCTGGCCTTCGGGGCGGGGGGCTGGCTGACTTCTGCCCACTACGACAGAGAAATCGCGCTTATGGAGGCGGCGCAGTCTGACGCACTGCGGGTGGCGGAGAGAAAGAATGCGGAAGGACTTTCAAAAGCAACGGACACGATTAACTTGGCGCAGGCTGAGTACAACGATCTGCGTTCTGAGCTTGATCGTGCTCGCGCCCGGTTGCGCCACGCGGACGGTCACAGCACCGCCGGCGGAGGTTCCGGAGACGCTCTTAGAAAGCGAGTTGCCGAGTTGGAAGGCTTGGTTCGCCGACTGGCTGACTCTGGTTCAGAGTGCGGCAGACTCTATCAGCGATGCGCCGCAAACCACGACGCACTGACGGAGATTCTTAAATGACCGATCTTGTAAATCATCCTCAGCACTACGCCGAGCATTACGACAACGAGGTGATTGAGCTTACTCAGCATCTGAGTTTTTGCCTGGGGAATGCCGTGAAGTACATACTGAGAGCGCCTTTTAAGGGCACAGAGCTTTTGGATTTACAGAAGGCTGAGTGGTACGTGCGGCGCATGGTCGATGAGTTCTCTGCAGACGAATGCCGCGCCCAAGTGATCACACGCCGAGGAAACTTCTCTGGCATTTTGTGTTCTTTCCGGAACGCGCTCGTGACCGAGCTAGTCTTGGCCTGTGGCCGCGGTGACAAAACATCGCTCAACGCGGTTCTTTCTGATCTTCGAGACAATATTAATAGGAGGGAATAAGATGGAAGCGGTAAAGGTTGTTTGCCCGAGGTGCGGTAAACGTCTCTTCGATCTTTCGTTAGAACGTCCGCCCGGCGGGACGGTGATGATCGTATGTCGGCGCTGCAAGACGCTTGATGTGCTTGATCTTTCTGTATACAATAAATCAAGTCAGCAGAACCGTTCGGATTCTGCTTCACACAAGGCCCCTGAGCCTAATCCTTAGCGCCAACCGAGCGCACATTTCCAGAGAACCACGAGTTCCATGACAACAGGAGTTTTGTCATGGCTGAATTTGCTTCTAAAGGCCTCGCCAACGGCGTAGGCATCCCCGCCCTCGTTTTGGGCTCTCTCGGCTTCCTTGGCTCCGCCAACAACGGCAACGGAATCCTCGGCGGCCTCTTCGGTGGAAACAACTGCGCCCCGCAGATGGCCGCGCTTGGCGTCATTGCTGAAAAGGACGCCAAAATCGCCGAGCTCACTTCGCAGAAGTACTCGGACAATCAGGACACGGCGCTTTATCAGGCGACGCGCTCCGAAAACGAGAAGCTCGAAAACCGTCTGATGGACTACATTAAGCCGCTCTCTCAGGAATCCGCGAGCAACCGCGAACGCGTTGCGGTGCTTGAATCCCAGATGAAGAGCAACGCTGAAATCGCTGACCTGCGTGAAAAGATTGTTCGCTCCGAACTCGGCGCCAAGATCGACACTGTTGCGCAGACGTGCGGGTGCGGTATCGCTCAGCTCAACAACGCCGTCGCAGGGATCAACAACACGCTGAACCAGATCACACACCTCGTCGTGCCTCGCACCGCGATCTGTCCTGAAGTGATGGAACGTTACAACAGCTGGACTGCGCCCACAGCCGCGGCTCCGGCGGTTCAGCCGGTGACTGGCAGCATCAACGTTAACCGGGGTTAAGCCATGAAAATGCCGATCGGAAACTTGCCTGCAGTGGTTGTGGAATTTGCTCAGCGAGTCCTCATCCCGGCCGCAGAAAAGCAGGGCGGTTCTCTGCCCTTCGCCGTCGGCATCGTCTCGGGGCTCGTCGCACAGCGGGCCCCGGCGATGATCGAACCTTACCTGCCGATGCTCAAATCTTTGGGCGCGGTGGATGAGCAAAACCGCATCGATGTGGACCTGCTGTACGGCGAAGCCTCAAAGAATCTCGAAGCGCATCCGTTCTCTATAGGGCCTTACAAGCCTGATCGAAGTGACTTAGACGCGCTGAAGGAAATCATGAACCGGCATGGAGAATGATTATGGAAACGAAGGAACTTATGAAAGCCCGCGCGGAGCAATCCATGCACTGCCTGCTCGAAAAGATCGACAAGGTGTGCGATGAGGCCCGTGATGGAGGCGGATTGAGTGACGAGGACGTGCGGGTGCTTGAAAAAGCCTGGTGCGCTATCGCAACCATCAAAGCTGTCTGCAAAGAAGCCTGACGCTGCCTTCGGGCAGAATTGAACCCCGGGTACCTTGCGGCGCTCGGGGTTCCGTGTCTCAGGCGCTCGAAGGCGCTCGGGACATCTGAATGGATTCTATCAATTTCCTATGAATACTGGTGGAAATACTGGTGGAAAAATTAAACAACGACCTGCAAGCCTTGCAATTATTGGTTGTTAAACGTCCCGTAAAAACGCATTCTTATTGTGCGCAGGTAGTTTAAGGTGGTGCAAGGTAGTATAAGTTTTTCGTTCAAAATCAGGCGCAAGGCCTTGTCAATTTCTACTCGTCACTTTAAGGTAGTGTAAGGTAGTTCATTTCGTTGTAAAGTAAGGCTGGTGGAAAAACTGGTGGCAGAACTTCTTACCACCACCTCCCAGGAGGTCTACTTTATGGCGCGTCTCACACAAGCAAAACTCGCTTCTCTTCCCGATGGTCTCCATAACGACGGGTCGGTAGTCGGCCTTTATTACCGTGTCCGCGGTGAGTATCGCTCATGGGTCTTCCGGCGACAGATTGCCGGCAAGCGCATTGAACTCGGCATGGGCGGTGCGACAATGGATTTAGCCACTGCCCGGCGGGAAGCCTCAAAACTTCGGGCACTCTCCGCAGACGATTTCTTGAAGCATCTTGAGGAGAAGGCCGCGGCCAAAGAGGAGGCGAAGCAGCAGGAGAAGGCGTCCAAGATCCCGACGTTCAAAGAAGCCGCTCTTCTATATAGAGCACATAAACTCGAAGTTGGGGACTGGACGGAGGGCACTGGTACTGATCGGGACTTTACGTCTAACTGGAAAAACCACGTGTTCCCTGTGTTGGGTGATATGAAGATCGATCAGATTGTCCCGAAGGATATGGTACAGCTTCAGAAAAACCTACTCGATAAGCCCATTGTCTTTAACCGATGCCTTCGCTCAATCAAAGATACCTTCGATTGGATTTATGCCGAAGAGACCGATCGATGGATTAACCCGGCCGATAAGAACGGTCCATTAAAGCACCTCTTGGGAAAGAACGATATTGAGACTGAAAATTATGGCGCGGTAAACGCAGAGGACTTGCCTGACTTTATCAAGGAATTAACCGAGAATCCGAACGATAGTGCAAAACTCTTTTTATTCTCAATTTTGACCGCTACCCGTTCAAAGACGGCGCGGCTTGCTAAATGGGAAGACATTGATCTTAACGAGAAAGTATGGTGGGTTAAGCGCATCGATCTAAAAATAAAATCTAATGGCGCTCTTATTGTTCCGTTATCAGATCGGGCAATTGATATTTTAAAAAGCGTTGGTATAAAAAAAGAAGGTTGGGTATTTGTGGGTGAAAAAGGCAATCATTACTGCCAGTCAATATTCTCGACATTAATTAAGGATGCGAATAAAGCCCGAAAGGCTGCAGGGTTGCCAATATGGATCGACAAAGCCCAGACAAAAGAGCGCGGCAAAAAAGATGATCCGATTATCCCCACCCAGCATGGCACTGCTCGCGGGACGTTCTGCACCTGGGCACTATCGGACGAATACGACAACGATCAGCGTTTTGATTCGCTGGTGGTGGAACAGGCGCTGCACCACAAGATCGACAAGAAATACAACGGCGCTTACAACCGGAATAAGTACCTGCGCCGGCGGCGTGAGCTGATGCAGGCGTGGGCGGATTACTGTTTCAGTAAGGTGAAGGAAACTGTATGAGACAGTTGAAAACTTTTACTTTAAAACTAAAAGGTGACACTGATTATCCTGGCCTGATAGAGATTAAAACTGAAAATCTGATAGACATTGCAGATTTAGATGTAGATGTAGCAAAGGCCAAACTTGAGGTGCTATGTCGCTCGAAAGGATATAACGGGGTAATTGATGCCGTTTTGTTTTCTCGGTTTGAGCCGGCAGCAAAACAGGTGATGATCCATATTGCCGGCCGGCCGGTTGTTTTCTCTGCCCTGACCGTGAAAGACAGAGTCGTAGCGGGCGGTAGCGCAACAATTAGGCTCTTGTCGTCACGGGTGTTTCGAAGAGACGTAGTGTTTATCGTTCTTTCTATCCTATTGGTATTTTTTTTAATATTAGGAGTTCAAAAATATAACCATGTGATAGAAGACAAGGCAAGCGCGATTTATTTTGATTGTTTGGTAGAAAATGGATTGTTAGATAAAGAGCAAGCAAAGTCAGACAGTTTTTACGGAGGTCTTATTACTCAGATGGAGATAGAAGATTCGGCAGAACGGGACAATCGTGTTGCAACCGTAGTAAACAATTGCAAGAGTAAAAGTGCGCGATTCTATAAATCTAGATCTTTATTTGACTAAAAAATGATCCCCGTCAGCTTTCGGTTGGCGGGGACCATTTGCGTGACGCCGCGAAGATGCTTAGGCGTTGTCAGGGCAGCTGATGACTAACTTCATCATGCCGGACTCAACGGCCTTGATGGTGGGGATGTATTCCTCGAAGTTGGACATATAGCCCGTGCCGTTGATCTCGAAGTCGATGGCGTACGGGCCATCATCATCTTTTAGAAGGCGGAGGCGGATTTCTTCGATACTGTTTTCTGCCATAACCTTCGCGGCGGCCTTGTAGATAGGGGGAGATCGATCTGTTTCATTTGTGGCTCCTTTTAAATGTCGAGGTCAAGCTGTTCGGGCACGTTGATTTTCTGCGCCTGCATCATTTTGTGCATCTGAAAGATTCCGGCGGCAGTGAAGCGAAGGCGTCGGCTGGTGATAGGTTCACCGGTTTTCTTGTTGTCCAACTCTCTGATCTTCACAACGGCCCATTGTTTCTTTTCCCACGTGGAATAAGGAAGCCAATCTTTCCCTTGCTGATAAGCAACCTGATTGCGCTTTAACCAAGTAAACAGGTCGCAACGTTTCATATGCAGAATTTTCGCGACGGCGGTGGCGGTGAAAAGCCCCGTGTCGTCTACGAGATCGTCGTAAGCCGAGACTTTTGGCGCGTCCGCTTCGATCTGTTTCTGAAGCGCGGCGTTCTTGTCCATTTGATCGGCGGCTAAACGCAAGGCTTCTTGCATCGTCTGGGGAATTTGGAACTGAGTCGGGAGGGACTTCGCCTTGGCGATTTTCTCGCATTCGATGAAATATAGACGGGCTTGCTTGCCTTTCGCGTTCCGTTCAACCATGGCGATTTCTTTCGCCATAGAGAGGGAAAGGAAGTAATCGGTTTGGGTTCCGCCGGTTACTCTTTTTTGAGTAACCGACACAAAATCAACGCTTTCCACAAAACCGAAGTCAGCGATACGACGCTCGATCCAATCGTTAAAACGGGTTTTCACTTCGAGGAACGCGTGAAGGTCTCGGGCGTTCACGGTCTTTTGTTCTTCGTTACCGATAGCGGAAATGGTGAGGGGAATAAGTTCTTGTGTCATTTTCATTTCTCCGTCTCGTTTACGAGGAGTTCGGCGCATTCGAGTATCGATGCGGCGGATTTGATGACGCTGAGAAGCCCGGCGGTGGAAAGCATCTGGCTATCGCTTTCGGCTGAGTCGGCTGCGGCGATGAGGATGTTCTTGGCTTCGGAACACGACATAATCGCGTAGTCCCTTGCTTCGCCGGAGGTCAGCTTGTGTTTGATGAGCGCCGTGATGGCGAACGGGAGATTGAATGTTGACGGCTGCGGTTGAGCAGCATTTTGGAACGCTTGCATAGCGTGTCCTCCGTTGATAGGTTTTAAAACCTGCGCACTCCGACGCCAATCGGGGTGGGCAGACTGTACGGGTTGGCGTACCGGATCAACGGAACCGGCGCATGCAAGCATGCCCCATACAGTCTGCCCGTCAAGGAAGACTGCTACGCACAAAAAATCCGCGCAATCGATAGGAAAGGCGGCTTCTTGGGCCGTTGATTTCCGGACGCCAATCCGGTGCCTCTTGGTAGACGAGGCACGGGCATTATGCGCGGATTCCTGTGCGTTTGTCAACATCCGAGATCTCTCCGGAATCGCTCAAGGTCAGGTGCGGCAATGCGAAAGCCTTTCCCAAACTTTGTCGCCTTCAGGCGAATGTCGCTTTTGTACGCGCGGGCTTTACCCTTGTCGTAAAAGATTCCTTTGATCCAATTGCGCACGGTCTGTTCGCAGACTCGGAACATCTCAGCGACTTCTTTAACTGTGTACCAAACGGTCTGCATCATCTTCACTCCTCCAACAATCCACACTGCGGCACCCCGCCACTTCAGCTCTTAGGCAGGTTCGGCGACGGGAGCGGGTTCCGCTCCGGCATCCGGCGTATCAGCGTCGGCAATCTCCGTCGTTTCAGCAACCTTCTGTGCCTTGAGTCTTTCTTTCAGCGTCTGTTTCTCGGCGGGCTTTTCAATGGCTGGAGCGGCAGGGGCGGACTCCGGCTCGAAGAAGTCCGCTGGCTCGGCCATACCGTCCTTCAGGCTGGTGTAGATCGTGCGAAGCCGTACGATTTGAGCCGGCCGGATGGCTTCTACGTGGCACTGGCAGAACTTCTCGATCTGCGCTTTGGTGACGCCGAACTGAGAGAAAGCATCAATGAGTTTCTTGATGCCTTCCGGCGTTACGTCTACGTTGGCGCGAAGCGTTATCTGGCACTGCGACACAGCCGCCTCAATCACGTCCCCGGGGATCACGGCCAAAATGCAGGCGCGAAGGCGGCGGCTACCCTGATTGGCAATAAGCTCATAGATGTCGCGCGGGTCTTCGAGCTTGTAGGAGCCTCTCTTCGTGTGACGAATGTGAGGAACAGAGAACGTCACTTCGCGTCGGGTGTTTGTTTCTACGTCCCAGGCGAACGCCTGAACTTCAGACTTTCCCCCGGCGTTTGAAAGTTCACGAATGCCAAACTGCATATTGCCCCACTGCTGTGCGACGGCTTCGGCGAGGCGAATCGACGGACCTGTAACTTCGCTTCCTCCACGAGCGTAGGAATAAACGGCGGCCTGAGCGAGTGTTTGCCGCGTGCAGGCGTTCAAGATTCGGTCCATCGCGGCGCGTTGATCTCGCGGATTCATGCGGGCGATAGCCAAAGCGGCCTGCACTTCAGCCACGGCGCGAGAACTCTCAACGGCTGCTGTAGCCGGGGCGGATCCGCGGCTGGCGACAGGGGCGGGGGTGGCGAAGGGGTTTACGGTGATTTCGGTTGTCATTATGATTTACTCCTCAGTAATTTTTACGATGAAGCGGCGTGTCGGCGCGCTTTGTTTCGTGTATTGGTCGTAGATGTCCGGCATGGCTTTTTTGAGTGCAGCCGAATCAAGTCGGGCTACTGGTTTGCTGCTCTTCCATGTGGCAAGGGTTGAGCCTCCGAAAGTCAGCTTTTCGCTTTCGCCCATGAAGGCCTGAACGACTGCGGTCAATTTGTCGTCTGTGTCCTTCAGCTGTTTGATTTCGTTCCGTACCTTGGCGAGTTCGGCCATAGTCTCGGCTATCTTGTTATCGGCCTCAATGCTCGAAGTAATGGAGGCGGGGAAAGCGGCCTTCGTTTCTGCAAGCGAACGAGGAGCCGGTGGCGTCCGGTTCTCGACCATCTTCCAGAACTTTGCTTCGGCTTCGATCAACATCTGAGCAAGTTCGTCGTCGTACTCGACTGTGTAAATGCGAAAGTCGGAAGCGCCGATGAGCACTGCCACGTCGCAAAGCCGGTAGCCTGTGACGATCATGTAGTGCATGACCTGCGTCAGGTAATAGTCGGGGATTCCGTTCGTGCCTTCTTCTCCCCAGTCAGCCCCGGATCGAGCGGTCTTGATTTCCAACAGACGGTCTTCGCAAACACCGTCTACATTGGCGATCATGAAGGGATGAGCGTCGCTACGGAACTGTTTTTCCGGCACGGCCACGACGCGTCCCGTCTTGTCTGCATAGGCCTGGCGGATAACAGGTTCCAGGCGGCGGCCCCATTCCATTGAATCGCTGTCTTTTTCCGTCGGGGTGTCGGCTACCTTCTCGTTGTATACGTCCAGCGGCGTTGTCCATTTGGAAATACCAAGAATGGGGGCGACATCGCTGCCGCCGATTCCGGTCTGTCGGGCGTTGAGCCATTGTTCGTGAGAGATCTGTACTGCTGTCATTTTCTACTGCCCTTTAAACGGGTCCCAGTGGTAGAAGTCGCCGGCATTGATCCAGCCGTCATCTTCAAAGCCATCGTCGCCATCGTCCTCTTCCGGCTCTTCTTCCTCTTCTTCGTCCTCGAGCTCTTCGTCGTCGAGGTCCTTGTCGTCTTCGTTCATGTAGCCTCCTAGTCGAGGTTGAGTTCGCCAATCAGGCGGGAGAACTCGTCTTCTGTTAAGGCGTAGGAGTTCGATACTTCTCTGCGGCTTGCGTCGCTCACTGAAACGGTATGCAGCTCGGTGTAGACGAAGTAGCTTTGGCTGCCGCTCTCGAACACCATCACGCGTTCAAGCGGGTAGACGTTGAGCGGCTTCCAGGTGTTGGCGTCTCGGATCAAATCTTCGTTGTGTTTGCTGAGATCAATCATTTCTTTCTCCGGTAAGGCAGGGCGCTCACCTTCTCGTTTCTTCTAGTAGCCGGGAAGGGAAAGCAGCACGAGCATCGTGAGGATGAGTGCGGCGGCCGCCAGGACATTTTCGATGAACTGCTTCATGCCAGCACCCATTTGATGAAGAAAGCGACAAAGGAAAGGACCGCAATGACGGCAGCCACAGACGCCTGAGATTGAAAGCGCCGTTCGGCAATGTCGGCCAGAAGGCCCATCCGGAAAACATAATCGAGCGTCATGGCTTACTCCTCGTCATTTGGTTTGCTGTGAAGAATCACCGGCTGTGATCCTGTAGAGCGTCTTCACGTTTTCAATCAGCTCTCCGAGGATGCCGACGGCTTTGTTTGCGTCCTCGGGGATGCTGCGGCCTTCTTCGTGCGTTGAGGCCAAGTGCGAGAGCTCGGTCGTCAAGGTGTAGATGCTGTGGCAGGCGGCTTCCTGATCGATCGCGATTGCTTCTTCGTCTTTGCGAACTTCTTTCAAAACGCGACGGGCTGTCTGCTGATATTCCTGAGCGTTACGCACAAGACGCTCAGTCTCTGCCTCAACCTCAGACGCCGTCTTCGGAAGTGAAGTAGCGTCTTTCTG